GGGGCCTTGAACACCTAGTTGTTTAGCAACTTGGTCAACAGTCATGCCGTTGGCTAATAATTCTTTGGCCTTGCGATTTACTTCAAGCCACTCTGGTGAAACACGTTCAGCCAACAACTCGTCTGCTGATAATTCTTTAACTGGAATATCTGTTTCACTTACCAGTTTGAATATGTATGGAAATGCTGTTTTTAATTCTTCATTGAATGTACGGATGGTCAAGCGATCAATCCAGTCACTCATGATGTCTTCTGGAATCATTTGATCTTCTGCTTCAGTAAATGATTCTGCAAACTGTTCGTAATATGGCTTACGTGCAAGTCCGTGTACTTGTTTTTTAATCTGTTCAATGCGCTCAAATACTCTGTCAGTGATGTCGCCCATTGCTTCACTCAATGCTTCATTGCGACCCACATAATTTTTAAATTTACGTAAATTAGCAAGTTCTTCGCTTAGACTGGTAATGTGTTTGCCAATAGCATCGTAAGGAATGCCGCCATGCTTCAAATGTTCTGCTAGTGCGCGGGCGCCGCCAAGATGTTTGAATGGATATCTAAAACGTTCACCTTGTGCATTTTCAACATAAATACTTTCAATGTGCATGGTGCGTCCAGCGGCCAATTCTGTGTTAACAGGTTGATTATGTTTGATGATAATCTTGGCTTCGCCTAAATCTTGGTAGCTCATTCTAGCTGTACCAAAAAGTTTATTTTCCATAATAGGTTCCATCGGTTGTTCCTTGGGTTTTGCTTTAAATTGATAATCTCGTTTGTCTAGATTGTCCTTTCCGGTATTCTGTACATCGAAATTTAATAATCTATCTTTGGCAAATTGTCTAAAACTGCGTATAAATTTAAAAGCACCGGTATGATGACTGTCAGCTAACTCTCCGCTAACTTGCACAATAACTCCGTCATCTTCATCCAGTGTAACAGATATAGATCCCAGCTTGTCATCGTGTTCTACATAATCAAATTCAAAAAATCGTGCTTTGGGAATGTCTGACTTCTTGCTCAGTACTTCAGCGTTTTCATCACCAATNTTGATGTCAGAGAATCGTGTTGATATTTTTCCGTATAAATCAAGGGCAATTTTATCTAAATTTGTGTTCATGTTGTATTTATCCGATACCCGACGATATGAATATAGGCAAGGGCGGTTGCCAATTCTCATCAGTTTCCCAATCGCTGGTGACTTTTATGTGTTCAAACACCGCTGGATCCCACTCTGCCAACAGTGTGCTCATGCGAATAATCAGCAACAGTGCAGATACCAAGTCATCGTGCTCACCTACTTTTGCTTTGAAACTTGTGCCAGCCGCAATATAAGTCTTCAGTTCACTGATCAAACTGCGGCTGTTCAGTGTCATTTTTCCTTCTTCAATCATGAACTTTATTTTAGAACATGCAGAAATCTTGTTGCCAAACGTGGTATTAAACCCTTTGCGGAACTTTTTAACGTGTCCTTTACGCAGAGGTTCTGATAAAAATAATCCTGGAAAAGTTTCTTCGCCCAAGTTGTCAATAACAACCAGCGCACTTTCTCCCACAGTGTTATTTTCCACACTCCAGTAAATTTGATTGATACTGTCATCGCCCAGCTCATCTTGAATATGTTTTAAAATGTCTCTAAATATCTTAACTTGACCTTGAATAGGCGTGATGTTGTGTTGCCATTCTGCTACCTGTATAAAACTGGGAACTTCAAACACTTCAATAGCACCATAGTCGCCGCCTGTGCCTAAACTGGGATCCATTGCGGCAATGTAAACATTTCCTGGAGTTGGCTTTTTGTACCAACGCACTTGACCCATTTTTTCTATGGGTTCTTTGCCCACCAGTTCTGCTAATTTAAGACTGTTGATCAGTGTTTCATCATACACTAAAAATTCGCAACCGTATTCACGACGGAAACGTTCTTCGCCAATACGACCCATCTCAACTCGCTTCCATTCGTCATCGCGATCTGGGTGCTCATGCCACTCTGCACGGAATCCGTGAAAGCCGTTGAGTCCTAATCCGTCATTGCGTTCATCACCGTATTCGTCAAATTGGTTTTGACTTTCTTTCCAGATTATAGCAAATTCATCTTCGTCACTGTTGGGTGTTGATGTAATAATTGCACGACCACCAGTTGCTAGTGTTGGGGATATTGAAGTCCAAAACTCAGTGGCGATATTTGGTTGTACGAAAGCAAACTCATCACAATATAGTAAGGATATGGACATACCACGACCGGTGTTGCCAGTAGTAGTAGCTGATACAATTCTTGAGCCGTTGTCAAATTCTATACTCCCTTTGTTGTAGTTGACCACTCCGCAACGTATGCTGTCATCGCATAGTTCATATCCATAACGGATACGTTGCATAATCTCTTGCGAGCCAGTGTATTTGTGTGCGGCCACTAGAATAGTTTGATCTGGATGAAACATGGCATACCATAACAAATATGCTGATGCACATGTGGTCTTGCCACTTTGACGTGGCAGCATGTTGATGTTGAATCTAAAATCGTGATAACTTGCTAACAAACGTTCTTGATATTCATAAGGCTCAAACAACAATTTACCTTTTACAGGATGCTGAATATAAAAGAAATGTTTTGCAAAATACAAATATCCTTTTTGAGGGTCAGAACACGCCAGCAAGTCTTGTACTTGTTGTTCTGTGAACCTTTCTTTGGTATGCGCTTTCTTGGTTAAGACGCCGTCTAGTGATTTTGCCATATGTTTATTTAATCAAAAAAATAGACTCCGGAGAGTCTATTTGGCACTATTGGACAGAGTGCTAACTGCGACGAATTAGTCTTTTAAACGGCCGTCAGCTTCTGCTGACTTTAACATCGCGGCACGGTCAGCATAGCTTCCACGTTTAACATCTTTAGCAGCATCCTTCTCACCTTTGGTAGGATTTTTAACGTGTTTTAGGGGATCAAATTTGTCTTTTTTACCTTCTTTAATCTCGTCGTACATTTGTGCTAGACGTGATACCAATGATTCTTGCATTGGGTTGCCGCCGCCGTTGACTTTTGGACGCTCTTCACCTTTGCTGTGCATGTCGTCTCCTGTTTGAGTCACTGCATCAATGCCAAACACTTCTGGACCACTTGCACCTTCTGGAGAATTTTCATAGCCATCGTCAATCACGACATCAATCGCCCCGCCCAGCTTTGGTCCGCCAAACAATGCGTCAACACTGTGTGAGTGTGGATCTGAATTATCACCAGATTCAATGTTTCGAAGAATTTGCATTAGATCTCTAATGCCACCAGGGCCTGTGCCATGCATTGTTACATTCATGTCAACATTGTCTTGTTGCTTGGGCGGCATTGAAGGCATAGGCATCATTCCGCATTCGTCAGTTACTGGGCCGTCGGTGTGTACTGGAGCAACTTCACTAGACGCATCATCGTATGCTTCACCTCTTACTGCACCAGCGTTTGCTGGAAGTGGTTGTCCCGGAGCAATATTGGTCTTTGATGCAACTGGGTTTGACATTGTTACTCCACCACCAACTGGCTGAGCACCTGGAACATTACCAGATGCCGCATTGGGAATTCCAGCAGGTGCAGCCGGTAACGTTCCGGCGGCTTTCATACGCTGGAATCTTTCTGTAGCAGATTCCTCGTCAAGAATTCTAATTTTCTTGTATAATTCTGTGAAGTTCATTATAGTGCTCCTTTGGCTGTTGGTAATTTTACTTTCCTGCTGCCAACAGCACTGGTGTTGTTTTGTTTGGCTGGCTTGTCTTTTAACTTTTCTATTGGAACAGATTTAGCAAGGATAGTATCATTTATTCCTTTTTTCTGTTCTCCAACACTTTTGCTTTTTCCTAATTCTTTTAACAAACTCATAGTGTGCTTGTCACCCACTAATTTTTGATTGTCTTCTTTTTCGTAATCTGCTTCTAGAACACTTTTACCACTCTTGGCAGCATTGGCATTGTTGATTGCCAGTTCTCTTTCTTCCATGGCATTTCTAACTTTGATCAATGCACCTGACATTTTTAATGTTTCAGCAATGGAATTTTTAATTTGCAAGCTGGTTGCTGGGTAGCAAGTGCATACCTCAAACACTGTTACATTAACGTTGGCATGCTCGGGAAAATCCACTTGACGTTCTTGTATTGGTGTGCGTTTGCCGCCACTGCATGATTCCAACTGATACTGAGACAATGCCAACTTGATTTTTTCTGTGCAATCTTTAGGGCAGTCTCCAGCAATTTTTACTTTGAATTCGTAAACTTTTTTGCTTTCAGTTAAGTATTCTTTGAATGATTTCATAATATGATCCTAGTAGTGTATTTATTTCATATTGCGGAGTTTTTCTATTAGACTATTACGGTCTGTGATAATAACTCCGTCACCTTGTAACGTTACACCCTCGTCAGCTGTGTTTGCGTCTTGATCTAATTTGTGCTTTTTCAGCTGTAATTCAACCATTTTTAACTTTTTATCAAGTTTTGCCGATTTAGCACTGATAGCATGACCCAGCATACTTGCCGCAACTTCAAACATTCTAGCACTGTACCGTGCTTCTACGTTCATACCAAGATCCATGATGTCGTCATATGCATCAGTGGCTTTTTGTGCCAGTGCATCCAGTTCGCCATCTGCTATATCGCCTAGGCCTTTGACCGCAGGCAGTGCGGAGGCAATTTTATCAAATTCAGACATGTCTCTCANGAACGGNTGAGCAATCTCTGCTTTGATAGCTTTCTTTTCTTCGTCCTTGACAATTTTCTTGCTTTCGGGCAAGTTGAGTATTTCTTCAAGTTTTTTAGTCATACAGATACTTATGCCTATGTCTGGCTGAATATATCATTTTCGTTAAGAATTCTAAATTTTATGCCCTGTTGCTTGCACCACATGTTGGCCGCTGACCACTTGGCTTGATTCTTAACATACTGCGCTTGATTGTACTTGTTCTTGCCCACACGTTCCAGTATGGTTTGACTGGCTGGTTTAATCTCAATCAGCTCTACCAGCAATCGATTTTTTTTATCCAAGTATTGAATAAAAAAATCAGGTACATACACTGTTTGTCGATTGGTCAGTGGATCTCTGTATGGTATCTGTATTGCTTCGCTGGCCCACTTTTGTATTGCTGGATTGTTGTCACAAAAGTTCATGAAACTCCATTCCCAACTGCTTCTGTATGTTGGAACTTTGGTACCAACATATTTCTCAGGATGGCGCATTGTGAATTTACCACGAGCAAATTTGGCCATTTTACACTAGAATATTACGAGATTCGTAATTGTTAACCACGGGCGTAATCCTATAACCCAACAAACTGGTTTTTTCTCTGTAGCCGTTTAATACCTGGGCCACCACTTGACTCAGCTGTACATCTGTTAGAGATTTCAAAGAATCCAACAATGTAAACACACTGACATTTTCTACCCTTGCTTGATTCAACAACACAATGGCTGTGCTTTTTGCACTGGATTGGTCAAATCCTCGCTTGACAAAGAATCCTACAGACGCATCTATTTCGCCTGCTGGAAAACTCACAGGTTGTACAAAATAATTGTCAAAAAATTCTTTGACAGTTATTGCGTTGTTTAATTGATCTAACGGTAAGTTACTTTGCATATTTTATACCTGAACTGATTTGGCCACAACCGCATTGGTTGGAGCTGGTGTTGGGAATGCCACGCCATTGACTCCACCGGTTGTTTGTTGTGTAGTGGTTGTTGACAAATTGGGATTGCCCGTTTGTGTTTGCGGGCTTTTGGTGTTTTGATAACTGTTAACAGTATTGATAGCGTTATTGAGAATGCCAGGAGCAATAGTTTCAATATCCAATGCTTGCACAAAACTGGGACTAATAATAGTGGGATCTGGATTAATTCCCACCAACTGACTGGGCTTGAGGTCATAGTGTTCAATACCAAACCCCTCTGGAGTACCTGCTTCAACTTGACCAACACTGTAGTTGACAGCTTCGTACAACAACTTCATATCAAACTCACGAGTTTTACTATCAGAGTAATCAAGTTTGTTATGATTCCAACTGGTGATTAACGGGTTGATCAGTTGATAACACACAAATTCATGTCTAGCCATTTGATAAATTTTTATATAATTAAAGAATGGTGCTACACTGCCGTTGTCTAGGCCGTAAGGTGTTGTGATAAAATTACTGCTACGAGTTGCGTTCCTACTGTAAGCACCACCGGACTTTGCGCTGGTACTGTCTGCATAATAGTAACTGTAATAATTTTGCCAAAGTTGATTGATCAAGCCCATGTTATCGTCATGAAACTTGATATCAATTTCACCCGGCTTGTGCTGAAACTGCATGACTTTTTTTCTGTTGTACTGATTTAAAACTTCTGTTTGTATAGTGAAGCTGGGCAAACTAGCAGACTTGACCAACATGTTGATTTCATTACCGTAACGTTGCACTAGATTGGCATTCTTGAGAGCTGACACATTGATACTGAATGACACATGAAACAGGAAATTTTGTTTAGGTGCCAGCCTGAATTGGTCAACATTAAACAGATTGGCCGCGTGTTGCCAATCTCGTAGAGTGACTTGGGTGTTAGGGTCAACAGTTAAATTTCTATTAGATGTGAATGCCATAACAATATTTATCGATATAGTAAACTACGTACATAATGATCAGTCGTTAAAAAAGCCCAAAAAGGGCTTTTCTAATTAAGCGCCTAGAGCGTTTGTTCCGCCTGGATGCTTGGTCTTGTTTGTTGGTGAACCCAATGCTCCACCAACTGTCTGAACAGCATTGTCATAGGTAACTGTCAATTTGATTTTTACTGGGTCATTGGTTTTGTATGCCAATGTACCGTATTCAATCTTCTGAACATAGCAACCATAAACTTCCCATGTTTCTAAAACTGTAGGAGTGCTTGTGCCGTTACCACCGTCTAACATTTCAATGCGTAATGTGAACTTGTAGTCACCTGCTGATGCCGCTGAACTTTGTTCAAAGTAGTCAAACTGTCTTTGCATTTGTTCGCCACATAACTTACTAACTTGACCAGTTACATCATCACGCATGGTAATTGCAATGGTTCCCCATTTTACCTTGCCAGCAAAGTGAATTTTGCTGTTGTAGATGTCAATAACTTGATCTTCGTGTTCAACTGTGGGACGAGCCGCATCTTCAATTTGCTTGGTCATCTCAGTAGTGGATCCGCTAACGCCAAAGTTTTCAAAGTTAACTCTAAAACGATAACTTAATTTTGGCATCAACATACCTTGTGAGCCTGCGCTCTGATCTGATGCTAATGGTACTGTAAAATTTGATAGTGCCGCGATTGCCATTTATGTTCTCCTNATTATTAACCTAACGCCTTAACGCCGCCAGTGTTTTCCAAACGCAATGGAATGTAAATAAATTCAACTGCCTTAACTGGTTCAATCGCGATATCAACGTGTAGTTCGTTAGCATCGATTCTTGATGGTGTGTTGTTGCTTGTGTCACATACCACAATGTAGTCATACAAAGCACGTTGCCCTGTTAACTCAAGTAGCATGGATTCGATTTGATTCTTGATTTCATTACGTGTTTGTGTATCGTTTGGTTCAAACACATATGGTTTTGCTATTTGATTCAATTGGTAACGCAAGTAAATTACTAAACGTGCCACGTTGATACGATCCAAACTGCTGGCAATCAACTGACGTGTTTTCTGTCCGTAAGCCACTAAACCTGTTCCTGCAATAAACGTGATTGGATTCACGTGTACACCTGCTAGGGTATCACGTTGTCCAGTGTTCAATGCCACTGTGTTAAACTCGCCAGTGATAGGATCAACATATCCAACTGAGCTGGCATTTGTAACACCACCACGACGTACACCAGCTGGTGCAAACCATGGATAAGAAACGTTGTCGCTTAGAGCAATTGTACGCAACATGATGTGACTTGGGGGAACAACAATGTTGTTGCCAGTCAAATCAGTAGTGAATCCCCATGGATAATAAACTGCCGCGTAAGCGTTGGTAGCAATTAGACCTGCTTCGCCATCCACTGCCGCGCCGCCAACGTTTTGTCCCCAGTTGCTCAATGAAGTAGCATCTGGTGTTAAACGTGCTGGAGTGTCTGCAACAATAAATGCTGTTTCACCACGGCTTGTGTTCAAGTCAATCAATGTGCTTAGTGTTTCTAAATAACCTGGGCAAGCTAACAGGTTAAACTGTCTACTATCCTCGTCACGTATTTGTTGATTGCTGTTGATCAATTCATTCAATGCATTTAATACCACTGCACGTTGTGATTTACGTCCAAATGTTCCTGAACCATTTAGTTGGTTAGGAGCTTGGCTTACCCAACGATGTGGATAGTAATAAGTCATTGCATCACCAGCACCAGCACCAAAACGTGTGTTGCGTTCAGTAACATCAATGTAATCTTTTACAAATTTTACCACATTGTTACCTGAACGACGTAAGTTCCATAGCAATATTCCTTTTGGATACAATGCTGGATCTGGTGAGTCTGTATCAACAAAGTTGCTTGATAGTAGTGTGCTGATGCTGGATGGAGTTCCTACTCCAGCTGTAACGCTGTCGCCGCC